TTGTTCGTCTGTTGCATTCTCAATAAGACGTAAAATAAGTTTTTTGTACATAATGTTATGCCCCCTTAAATGTAATATAAAGCATTTTAGCAAACTGATGTTCGTTAGTCAATAGGGCATAGTGATTTTTAACAATTTTACTTTTTTATTTTCTTTTCTTTTGTGAATTATTAAACTCGAAAAAGTGATATATTGATATTGGTTTGGGGAAGGTTGCGGACCCTTCCCCTTGCCGGAACTCTATTTTAATTATACACATCCGCCACGAGGATAAAAGATTTTGAAAAACACAAATTTTGGAAAAAACAGTCAAAAGATTGTTGCCCAAAACTGTGATATCATGAAAAATCTCAGAGACAACATTGAAAAGTACATGACGATAAACGGAGCAACACTCCATGATATAGCAGATAAGGCTAATCTTTCGATTGATACTTTGAGAACAATTCTATACGGACATTCGCACGACTGCAAAATATCAACTGCTGTTTCGATTGCAAAAGCTCTAGGAATAAGCATTGATGAATTGTTTGATTGCGGAACATTCTCTACAATTACAGAGGAAAGCATATCAATATGCCGTACTCTGCCCGAAAATTCCGTGTATCTTGTCAGATGGTTTATCCGGCACCAACAAAAAATCAATGCCGAAAATCCGCAAAATGCAAGATATATAAATGTTGGAAGGTTAGAAGAATATAATGGAAATTTGCGACTATCTAACGATTTTTGTATGATGGATATTTCAAACATACCGGATGATGTGAAGCATAAGGTATTCATTGGAATACAGCTCGATTGTGACCGCTATATGCCGATTTACAGCCCGTTTGACAGGCTTTTAGTTGCAAATGATAGAATTGCCAATGCGAACGAAAACAGCGTCATTATATGCGCCGGAAACGTCTATATCGTCAAAAGAAAAGTAGTCAATGGTGTTGCCGGATATTATTCTATAAGGGATGGAAAATTTAGATTGTATGAAAATGAAGTAGATGAAATTGTTGGATATATTGCATATATAATCAGATAGGGGGCATAAGCCCCCTTTTATTATCTGTTGTCTGCACCTGTGTAGTCAATGACCTTACTCTTACAGGACCACTCCCACGGAATAACATTGTCACTAATCTTATAGAGCCGGATGCCAGCTTTTCCATCTGAAATATTAGCATCCGTGGATTCGTATGCCATATCAAGACAATACCCATAGCCCATATCAATACCAATATGCCGCCCGGCACCGCTGTATGTTGTGTATAAGATTGAACCGGCTACACCAGCAACAAGGTCCTGCGTCTTGAATGATGTGTTGTTATACTGTCCTGTGCTGTACTGCTTATCACCGGTACACACCCACCCAACAAAACCGGAGCAGTCATATCCAATCTTGCCGTAGCTGTTACGATAAATCTGCTCTTTCTCCGCAGCAGAATATCTCTTGAAGTAGTCCGGGCTTGCAGTCCAAAGAGAATCCATTGTTTCTTTAGTCAGCGTCTGACCCTTTGCGCCGTAAAAGTAAACATATTTGTCTCTCTGTGTGTACGCTCTCAAACCATTCTTAATCGCTGTATCCCATGTTCTCTTAGCCATACGATCACCTACTCTTTCTTATATCTATTCCAAAGGTCTGTCAATTCAGACCAGCCAAACATTGCCACAAATGCTACAAAAAATCCAAGTACCAATGCTCCCGCGATGTAATACCACAAAATAGTAATCGCCTCCCATTGACAATACACAATTACCGCCAAAACTGATAACACCATAGATGTGATGATTACTTGCAAATTTGTTGGAATTTTCGCAAGCAATGGCATTTCTTTTGTCACCTGTGTAATCACCGAAACAGTAAAAGCCAGCACCGCAACAAGGATTAAAAGCTGTGAACCATACTCAACTATCTGCTCCATTCTTTTTCACCTCACCTTCTAAATCTGCTAATCTATGATTGATTACCTTGATTTGTTCCTCAACAACAGGCATACGTCTTGCAAAGTTGTTGTGTTCACGAACCTCACGGGTCAATTCGTCCATTTTCGTAGTAGTAACTGCCTGTTGCGTTGCTAATGTCTGCTCGATTTTGCGATTACTGCCATAATTTGTAATTACAACACCGATCAGCGCAAGCCCTCCGGTTATAATTGATGCAATTATTGCTTCCATACTCTCTCCTCTCTATCGTTTTCCGTCCGGCTTATCCGGGTGGTGGTCTCTGCATAAGCTCCCCTTTAATCCGATTCCTTTACATATCTATATGTCAAAGCATACGTTCCGGCGTTTTCGTGCCCCCATACGTTACTGCTAAAATTCCATCCGCAACTTCCAGAGGTTGTGCCATAAAACATAAAAGTATCGCTCTTATATCTGCAATTTATGGGGATAGTACCACACTTATCCCAAGATTTGCCTCCATATAACATATATCCCTCAACATACACTCCCTGCGCTCCATCCGAAAGAGTTGCAAGAGCCGTATCCGAAGCATAAGAGTTTGTTACTTTTCCTACATACGTCTTTTGGTACAAAGGTCTCCCGTCATACCAAGTACCCACAACCCTCTCTTCAAGGCTGTAATTTACCCCCCCCGATAAAACAAGGCTGTTCTGTAGGCTCATACCTGTTATAAGTCCTTTCTTAAAATCGTCTGTCATATTTCCTCCTAATCATCAACTTTCGTGTACAACACAGTTATCGTTGCCAGATAGTTGCTATAATTTCCAGATGCATAAATCATAATCTTTCCAGGATAAGATCCAACAGCATTAAATTGGATTCTTGTACCTGCATTAGAACTTGCAACATCAAAATATGGTAAAACTATTCTGTCGCCCTTATATGGTTCGTTTTGATTGATCGCAAATCCATTTAACAATATCATTGTATCCGCTTTTTCATCTATGATTGTTTCGACCCAAGTATTTTTTGCACCTAGATATAATTGTACTGTTTTCTGATATAGCGTTTTACCGTCAACCCACGTTCCAACTGCTCGTTCCTCAAAGCTATAGTTTACCCCCCCGACAGGACTAAATTATTCGATAAACTCATTCCGGCTATCAATCCTTTCTGAAATTCTTCGGTCATGCTATTTCCTCCATCACGCTCTTAGACATCTATTACTATGATTTCATCAATCGAATACACGCAATCGCAATACCAAAACGTCATAAAATCCGCGTCATCGCTTATATCTGTAGCAATCCAAGCGCTTGTCGTGCCTTGGCTTCCATACGTTGGCTTAGATAGTAGTCCTGACAGGTTATTTTGTATGTTCGAATTTTCGAGTTTTCCAAATCCAATCTGTATGAATGAATTGGTTGTTGTGTGTGTACTCGTTGACGCTATTGCATGCGCAAACAATTTTTTTCCATTTCCTATGCAAATGGGATAACTTATAAATGCATGTGAATTGGTACCTTGAGAATTAAATGTTATGATTCCATCATTAAACGTAGGTGCCTTTGCATTGTTTCCTCTTCCGTAGAAATAAATGTTTCCAGGCTCATAAACCGATGGGCTATCTATATAAGTATCGCCAAAATTTTTTAGTAAATATTTGCTGTTTATCTCTCCATCTTTCAGGATATAATCGATTGTTTTTCCTCCCCATAATATTTCTGGTTTCTGTGTTGCACCGATTATATACCCTTTCAACTCATCTGCATTCATAGTTCCTCCTATCCGTTCTGCACCTTCAGCATCCGCCCGGTATTTCTGTTGTAGATGCTTGTCACGTTCCCGCTTTCGTCCTCTGTCCACTCAAAGGTGTTTGTTATGTCGTGCTCTGTATCTTCCCAGGCTCCGCATCCGGCTGTCACGGTAAAGGTTTTATTGGTACTGTCAAAAGCGATATTTTTGGTGTAATAGGGGTCTGTTTCCTGATGTCGTAGCATAACAGTATCGCAGTTGACATAAAAGGTATCCTGCACATACTCGCTGTTGCTCTGGTTGCAGTAGTATACTCGGCGTTGCTTTGCCGTGATCTCGCTATCTGGTACTCTTGCAAAAATCGACCATCCCAAAGATGTGTCAGTTTCCTCCAACTCCACAGACATAATCTCCCCAATCTCCGTGTCTGTTATATCCCCGCTGGAATCCACCGCATAGACAGTTCCGCGCCCCAGATGTCCAAGATATGTGCCATCCGTATCATACTGCTTAATCCCGTCCGAGTTGATGTCGATGCGTTTTTTGCCGGAGCTGTCATAAAATACGTTGCTTGTACTTGACAATGCGTTTCTTAACGTTCCGTTGCTGTCATAATTATAGACACCATTGTTATTTATACGCATTAGCAATGTTTTAGTTGCAGAGTAAAATTTTAAAGCGTTTTCTTTTGAATTTAATTGAACTGTTCCATCTTCGGACGTAATGCTGTCCTGTCCAATAAGCCACCCTCCGATAGAACCAAGGATAGCCCACAAACCGTCAGAATCAACCTTGCAAATTAGATTATCATCTACGTCATAAATATTGATACTTCCGTCAGCGTTACTTGATGCACCACCAATACTTATACTACCTACGTTTATCCAATCCGCATTTACTCCGTATGCAGATAAAATGTTGGCGATTACATCGCCATTGATACGAATGCCAAAAGGATATGTTTTGCCGCCGTCTGTCGAAAAACCGATTGCCTCAATAGTGATCATAATCACAAGGTCTGATTCGGAAAGCTCTTTCTTATTATGAAAATAAAGTATATACGCTCCATCTTCTTGCTCAACCTTTGTGTCATACATACCGGATGAATTTTCAAGCGCATTAGCGAGCTCTTGCTGTGCTTGAATGACATTGTAATTCACTCGTTTTACCGCATTCATCGTGGCTTGCGCTCTTGCTGATGCGGAAAAATAACTCACCTCTGCTGTCTGATTATATGTTGTGCAAGAATATGTCTCAATCTGCCTTTGAACGCCTTTTAGCGTTCTTTCCTTAATCAGAGTATATAACTCTGTATCTCCGTCATAGAATTTCACAAAATCTCCAGCATCCATATATGGCCTTGCGTCCAATGTGACTTCTGCTGGATAATATTGAATTGTGTTTATATTCTTTAGAGAAAGCGCAAGGAATTTCTTTATCTTCTCCTTTTCTCCACCAATCAAAAAGAAATTCCCGGATAAATCAACAGAATTCCCATCTGTTATAGATGAAGCGTTATACGTTGTGTTGTCCGTATCTGTAAATGATACATTCTCAATCACACCTATTTCATTTTCCTCGTAGTCAGGATTGGAACGAGCGTAAGTAATTGTTTCCATTTCATCCGGCTTTTTGATTGTTTTTAGGAAAAGTTTTCCATTTCTATCAACCTTTATCCAGCCACCCAAAATCTCGCCAAGCATAGCAACAAGGTCTTTTACAATGAATTCATCGTCTTTCGACTGCTCATAGTCCCAGGACAATTCATAATCCCAACCCTCGAACGTGGCATCGGACCATTCAAGCCCGAAATGATCTGAAAGAACAGTTAATGCGTCTCCGACTGTTTTACAAGCACTCATTTTTTCAAGCACTTTTGCACCATTTTCATCGAATAACGCTGTGTAATCGTATCCTGTTACACTTTTAATACGCTTGTCACTTGTTTTCGTTACGCTTGTTACAATGAATCTACCAATAGGAAGTTTTTCGTCAAGATCGTCTACGATCTGATACACGCGCATATATCGACCAACAAGGGCTGTTGATATGTCTGCTGCATCAAATGTAATTTCAGACGTGTAAACACTTCCTATCTCAATATTATCTCCACCAGAAATGCCGTCTTTGTATTCTACACTTTCTGAAACAAGTTTATCGTTATTGACTGTCAGTATAGGAGTATTATTGTCCATGTCCATGACATAGAAAAATTCGATGTAATACTGGATATGGTGGCTCTCATCATCTGTATATTTTGCTTTTAATTCATCAGAAATACCGTACATGATTTACCTCCATATCAATATTCTATGATCGCAAAACGAACTTCATTTACTACAATATCGTTTCGGCTTTCTTCAACACCGTATATCTGCGGCGTGAAATCCGGCACATACACATATCCTTGCACATACTTATCGGAATTGATGTCATAGTAATTCACGTTCAATTTGCGCTCTGTTTCAACAATATAATTACTTTCAATCAATGAAACCATTGCCTGATAGTCAGCAAGATGCAGCGGAGGACTGTTCCATTCAGCCTTAATAATTCTGTGCGCTAAAGCCGTTCTGTGCAATACTCCGTTTGCATCTCTGTACGAATCCAAGTCCTGTACGGATTTTGTATATTTATAAGTGTCATATTTAATGTATTTGTTTGGAAATGGTATCTTTGTTCCGTCCGGCGATATAATATAGATAAGATATTTCGAAAAATTCGCCATTTCGGCACCTCCTATTCAAGAAAAAGCACCCACAAAAACTGCGGGTGCTATGCACTATTATGCGAATGCGCTACGTCCTGTCATGTTCTTATAGCTTGCTGAACTTTTTCTGACAGAGTTAAAAATTGCTTTATCGGATATACCTGTATCCTTTTCAAGCAACTGCATGAGCAGTTCATTTTGCTGCTGTAAAAGCTGTATCTGCTGGTCGGATGTGTCTCTGATTGTGTCAGAAATTCCTGTAATTTCTTGACCGCCTGCAACGGCAGATTTTCCACCGACCGTTCCAAGGATTTCGGGTATTCCATTTTCGCCTGCGTAGAACAGGCTTGCACTTCCAACAAAACCACCATCGGCGTATCCATTTACAGATATTTTTGAGACTTTTTCAAAAAGCTTATTGCTACTTGCTTTTATTCCGAGTGCGCTATTTGGCTCAACTGTAATCGATGCAAGATTTGTCAGCATTCCATTTATGTTTTTCGTAAATGTAGATACAAATCCATTTGATATGCTTTGTGCCGCACCAGAAAATATTGTTCCAAGGTCATTTGTTACATATTTTGCTGCTGTACCAATTCCAGACATTGCGGCTTTTATTTTGTTTTCTGAAAGTTCTGATCGCAGTCCCATTTTTAATTTTGTTGTAGATGATACAATGTTATCTACAATTAAATTTCCAGCAACAGCAGCGCTTTGTAATGAATTTTTTTGAGCCTTTTTTTGAGCCTCCAAAAACATATCATATCCGTCTGTAGTTATATTCTCAAAATCTTTTTGTGCAGAAGATAAAGCTTCTTCTTGTTCTTTAAAATAATCATAGCCGCTTCCTAATAACCTTCTCTCACAATCTTCTACAATTTCCTCTTCGCTTGCCAAAAACGGAAATGTAATTTTGTTTAGTAGTTCATCTGTTGCATCAGATACAACATCAATGGTATCACCCGCAAATTGTGTTACTCCATCTACAATATCACTCCCAAACGCTGTTACTCCATCTGCAATATCACTCCCAAACGCTGTTACTCCATCTGCAATATCATTTCCCCACTCTTTTAATGCGCTTTTCCATGTGCCATCCGTAAAAGATGACCCAATCATTTTTATTTGGTCGGCAAACCCCATCGTGATTACATCGCCTGTAATTAATTCATATAACTTCTGCCCTACTCCCCATCCAATAACCGCAGCAATCAAAGCTTCACATATAGTATTTCCAATCGTTGTTCCAAGAAATGCAAATTTTCCGCTTTTTGAAATACTTCCTGACATTGCATTAGCAAGAGCACTTCCAAGTCCTGTGAATTTTAAAAGCGCAATTGCTGTTATTATAGATGTTTCTATAGGGGCAGCGTCAAAAGCCCCGAACCATACATCAGCAATAGCTTCAGCGATATCAAATGTCAATTCAAAGCCTTTTTTTATAATAGTTTTCCAATCAATTCCAGCTAAAAAATCTCCTATACTATTGCCGATTTTTTTCCAATCTACGCCATTAATTGCTTTGATGAAAAAATCCTCTATTCCAATAATAATATTGCTTACATCTTGCCCAACAGCAAACCAATCTCCAATCTTAATATCAGAAAATAGTTTCTTGATAGGCTCTAATGCTTTTTCAATGTTGTTAGCAATCTCTTGCGCTTTGCTTTCCATCTTCGCATAAGCCTCAGCCCATGCCTTTTCGTATTCATCAGTTGCAGCTAATATTGCATTCGTTAAGTCAAGCGTATCTGCTAATGTTCCAGTGTCTGTAGATGATGTATCTGTTGTTGTTAAAATATTCAATTCATCAAGTGCCTGTACCTGCTTGTTGAATTTCTTTGCAGACGCTGTTGCATCATCTAATGCATCTGCTGTATCGTCAATGTCGCTTTCAAGATCGCTATATCCTTGCCCGAAACTGCTAAGGTCAAGGTTAATACCCATAATTCCGGCAATGCTTACAAGTAATCTCTTGATTGCAATTACAGCACCATTGATATACGGAATGATTTTCGTCAGCATAGGGACAAAAAGCTGTCCTAATACAGTACCAGCCTCACTTAGATTGTTCTTTAACTGCCTAATCATATTAGACAACGAATTGATTGTGTTTGCCTGATCTCCCCACGCTACTCTGGACTGGTCCAGAATAGCAATCATTCTCAACTGCATCTTCTCAGCCTGTGTCATTTCAGAAACAGACTTGCTCACTCCGAGATTATACGCATATTGCTGTAATGTAGCGTTCGTGATGTCAATACCATACTTATAGACTGCTCTTGCCTGTCCAATTAGAGCGGACTGTAAATTGCTTGCAACATCGCTGTAGTCAACATTGAACAAAGATGACATATCCGCCGCAAGTTTCGTGAATGAGCTTGCAGTCGCAAGTGATACCTCTCCAGTCTGTCCAACTGCATTCGTGATAGATGCAAGCTGTGATGCATACTGCGTTATCTCTGTTATGTTTAATCCAAGGTTCTTTACACCACTGTCAACAAGAGTTTCGGTGTCAAGGTCAATCTGTAGACCGGACAATTTAGACAACCTCTCGTTTAATCTTTCCGAAAAGCTGTCTGCATAGCTCTCAGCGTCATTATATCCGTATTTTTCGTACTGATCTTCCCAATCAGATGCGATTTTACCTAACGCTACATCATAGTAGTTATATGCCTCGATATAATCTGCTGTACTCTCAATAGAGCTCCATAGCTTTTTCAATCCTCGAACGACAAGAAAATATGTTGCGTAGAATTTTCCGAAAGCTGCTGCAAGGCTGATGACGCTTTTTTTAGCTCTATTTGATGCTGTTGCTGTATTATTTAATCCTGTGACAACGGATGCACTTGCAGTGCCTACACGTCCACCTTGACTTGCTAATCTTGCCAATGCATCTACAAGGCTTGTAATATTACTACTTACAGCCGGGGCGCTTGCAAGTGTTGTCAGTAGATTATTTAATTCAGTTGTTAGTAATGGAAGATTAGTAATCGCCTGTGTCACTCCACCATATCCAAGCCTTGATATAGCAGCAACAAGATTACTGATTCCGCTTGTATCGAATGTCAATGAACCGATTGCATTCAGCTTGTTTACAAATTCCTGTAAACTTGCGCTGATCTGTGGTAGGTTCGCTGTTGCGGTTGTTGCAGAATTACTTCCTAATCTGCTAATGCTTGATATCAATTCTGTTAAGTTTGTAACATCAAAAGTTACAGAACCAACACTATTCATATCGTTCACGAACTGAATTAGCTCATCTTTGATTTTCAGCAGATTATCCACACCGGATGTGCTTTTAACTCCTCCAAGGGTTTTCAGAGCATTAGCAATTCCGTTAATTCCGTCTGCATTAAATGACACTCCACTGATCTGCACCATTCCATTTGCAAGGTCTGTAATGGATTTTGCAAGCGTAGATAATCCGGCACTATCAACAGTGTTCAGTTTTCCTAATCCCTTAGATATTTTTGTAAATCCGCTTGAATTGATGTTATTGATATTCGGTAAAGCATTTGAAAGTTTTGTAATCGTATCAGTGAGGTTAGACAGATTGCTCACTTTGATATTTCCAAGTGTTGTGGAAAGAGTATTCAACTTTTTTACAAGACTTGTCAATGATCTATTGGCGCTTGATGCTTGCGCTTCTATTTCTATTGAAAGATCATCTATTGTTGGCATATCTGTTTACCTCCATTTTGATAAAAAAATAGGCGATAACGCTGTTACACGCTATCGCCCTTGTTGCGTCTCCATCTCATGCGCATTGCTTTCTGCTCTGCAAAGAACAAATCGACTTGACGCTGTTTTTCCTCCTCTGTAAGAGGTTTATTTGCATCTGCAATTTCTCCAAGAGATTTATTTATATACTTCGATTTTGCTTTATTTCCAAAAAGTACATGTTCTACTGCAACGGATACAGCAGAAACAATGTAAGCACCGCACATGTTGTGAACAATGGAATCTATTTCCTTCACTTTCATTTCATGCGCTTTGTCATAGGCTCTTAGCACTTTCGGAGTCGAATGAAAAAAATCATGCTTGCTAACGCCCATTGACAGATACTTCGGTAAAAGCTCATCATACACTACTTGTTTGTAGCTTTTCTTTTGTGATCTTGTGGCTGTACCTTCTGTTGCTTCTCCGCAATCTGTGTCAGCCCGATCTGTGCGAAAAAATCATCATCAGCCATGATTGACAACAATTCGTTCATCAATCCATAGAAATTGCCAGTATCCTCGTCTTTGTGCTCTGCAAAATACTTCTTAACAAGCCGCTTTGCATCATCTGTGCTCTGAATGCTACCGTCCCCTTCCGGTCCGTGGTGTTCAAGCAGTCCCGCATAAAACATAGACAATGTTGTCCGTGGAACGTCTGACATACTCTTAATGATACTCAATGTTCCATTCTCTGTACCGTCAGACATTGATACTTTTGCGAACAACGTTGTCACTTTCTCGATACACTCATTATAGAGTGATGCTTCGATTGTATACTCTAATGTATACTCTTTTCCATCAATGTTAATTCTCTTCATATTTACCTTCCCTCAGCTATTTTTAAAGGAAGGGGCAGTGTTTCCACCGCCCTTCACTAACTAGCTGATATTATAAGATTGTCATGTTGATATTTTCAGCGTGGGCTTAACCGCCGTGATAGGATCCGGTAAGTCAACAAGCGTATTCGTGATCGTGTACTGCAATACATTACCCACCGCATACTCCGGTGCTGGTAAAGAGCCGGGTTCAACAATATACACATTCATTTTTGCCTTACTGGGGTGATATGCGCAAAACCACATAGACTGTCCGCTGGTTCGCTTGTCATAAGCGTCCAGCATAGCAGCCCACTGGGAATCAAATGTATCTGTGTCGTTGAATACAGTCTGTAACTCACCGCCGGTATCCTCATGACCTGCAACATACTTCTTTCTTTTTGCTTCAAGTGGTGTTGCGTCAAGCTTATCCTGTGATACGGACACTTCACCAATACTAATGCACTCTTCAATCTGTGTGAAAGCTGTTGGTGCAGTTGTGAGTGTTCCAAGTCCCCAACCAAAAAGCACTCCAATGGTGCTTAATGCCTGTTCTGCCATTTTAGTTACCTCCTAATTTATAAAATATCATTCGAACATATAATACGGCTAAATCTTGCCGTACATGTATGCGTGTCCTCTGTATCTTCGAAGCTTGGCATCTGCTTAGCTTCAAATCTCATTGATTTCATTGTATTGTATATCTCTGCCATAACATCTCTTGCCCTTGATTGGCTCTGATTGTCAATAACAGATATCTGCCATGTAAACAGCCCACCATTGGTAGATATACCTTCAAGGTCTCTTCCAACCTCTACAGCGGGCAATAGGTTGACATAAACAAAAGGGAAAACAGCCGTTGACATAGAAGCACTTTCGGTTGAAAAATTGCTGTCTGTCATTTTGTATTTTGTTTTGACTTTATCAGATATGCCGTATTTAATCCGGGTGAATACCTGTGACGGCAAAAGCATAATCCAATCAGACATGCGCATCAACCTCCGAAAATTTCCTTCACAACGTTTGGTGCTTCCTCATACATCTTTAATGCCGCTTTATACATTGGCATTGTTGCTTCTGTACCATGTGTAAGCACAAAAGTACCGGAATCATCGTAATAGCCCCATAGTTTCTTTATACCATTTCCTTTGCCATATGAACCTATGACAAAGCCAAAATCTTTTCCTTTTGGATGTGGACTTTGCCCGGCTTCTCCGTTGTAGTATACACCAGAGCCAAACTCAATGAACAATATATCTTCGCCGCTTACAACAAGATCGGCCTTTGCGCTATTGGATGATGTAGAAACATTGATATCGGACGTATGCTCTGTATTTGAGCCGCTTTCGTGTCCATCTGCATCATATGTATATCCGGCCTTTGCAATTTCTTCTTCTGCAACTGCAAGGCCGATTTCTGCTAATCTGCGCACAACCTTTTCACATTTTACTGATAAATCATCAATATATGCTTCAATGTCCTTTTGGAGCTGTTCAACACTTTGCTTTGATAGAATATTGCATTTGAATTTCCTTTTCGGCATTTTTTGTTCCTTTTCGCAAATTCATTTCGTTATTTCACAACAGCCTTTAAAACGTATTTTACAAGATTTATGCTTTCAGATACCTTTATGCACACATAATCGGCAGATGATACGTCCGGTTCAGTCTCATCTTCATCCAGATAAGATACTTTAGATGTATGCCAAATATATGAACCCTCTTTCAATCCATATCTTCCTTTTGCGCATACGATTGTTGCGTCATAGTCTGATACGGATAGTCCAAATTCCGTAGCTTGCGCATCACCGCCGGACATTGCTATATTCGCACGCATTTCAATAGGCTTTCCGTACACAATCTTTGTGTTTCCCGTCTCGACAGGAATGTTTTTTCCGTCAACAGTAATATACAGGATGTTTCCATCATCGTCCGTTTCGTATACAGGTACTTTATGCTTTTCAGCAACAAAATACATTTTCGTCTTGTTCTTATATGCCATTCTCATAGAAGCACCTCTCACACCATTGAAAGAGGGACCACTCCCGCAAATAATGTGTTGCGATCAACATACGTTCTTGACGTTCCATTCTCAGTCGAACCGGATTGATTTTCTATTCCTGCTTGATTGTAATCGTACAAAGCAATATCGCGTATATTTGAAAAATAACTTTCAATATCCGCTTCAATCTGTTCATCCGTGTAGTATGACGGATATTTCCTCGCACGCTTAACCTCGCGAATTGCGTTTTTAATTTTTGACAGCAGGAGGATTTCGTTACATTCATCATCACTTGCTGTAATTTCTGCTTCTAACTCATTTTTGATTTCCTCAATCAATTCCTCCATGCTATCACCTCCTTATAGCCCGAAATGTTCCACGAGGAACTTTTTTAACTCCGCACCAGTCTTGCCGTCCGTTTCAATTCCGACTTCTTTAGCAAGAGAAACAAGATCATCCTTGCTCATTCTCGCTATCTCAGTCTTTGTATAACTTTTCTCAGCTTCGCCCTCCGGTTCATTCATATACTGCGAAAAATCATCTTCAACAGCCTTAATCAACGGAATTCTCTGTCTGTTCTCGCGGCTTGAAAGCTCTTGTAATCTTTCATTGCTTACAGTCAATCCGTTGCGGGGGAACACGTCCCCCACGTTGTACGGATAACTATTGTCGTGCAAATCCTCGAAATAATGAATGACTTTATAACTCATTCAGTGCTCCTTATGCTCCTGCGCCGATTGTACCAACCACAACACCGTCAAGACGCTCTGCAAACAGGACAATGCCGGATGTAACAATGTCGGTTGCCGTCATGTTCGTGTAGTCAGGCTCCTCATGGATGCCGATAAGTCCGGTTGCATCGGATGTAAAATCGAATGCCTCATCCAGTCCTGCGCCGTTTACGGGAATGTAATACAGCACAATGTTGTCCTTTGCAGTTGAATAAATCTTGCCCTTCGGAACAGAGCTGTTTAAGATCACGGTTCCAAGGCCCAAGAAGTCCTTAACGTATGTCAAGCCAAATGCGTTCTGCAAGCTGATCTGTGCGGTTCCAAGGTAAGATGCCACATCCAGAGGGTTCATGAAGTATACTGCTTCAATGTCATCATCCTCGAAAAGCACCTGTAACTGTCCCCAGGACTGCGCCAAGGTATCCTGGAATGTGGAACCAGTAGCAACGCCAGTTCCTTTAGCAAGGAACTCAAAAAACTGCTTTCTGATACCCTTCTGCACATCCTTCAGCATTTCATCTGTAGTCATTTCAACGGCCTGATCGTAGCCCTTCTCAATGATAGCCTCTGCGGATGTAGCCTTTCTCCACTTCTTTAATGTAATCTCGGCCCATGTAACAGCCTCTGTCTTGTACTTAGACAGAGGGATGATATCGCCCTCTGCAACCTCACCATCTTCAAGTGTACCGGCTGCCTTATAGGTCTTTAATACAGTTCCAGACTGCTTAGCTACCTTTCTAGTTACACCCAAAGCCTCCATCAACTTCTGGATGCTGTAACCGAAAATTTCGGTGAACTCAATTTCCCTTGCTCTTGCAAGGTCTGCCTTTTTAATTAAATTTGCATCTGCTGCCATTTTTTACCTCTTTCCAAATAATTCTGGGTTTAATGCAATGGCTTTTCTCCGCTCATTTCTGTCCGGTATCGCCATTATCTGCTCCTTCGTCATGGAAGAATACTCATTACCAGCGTTAATCCTTCCTCTTTCCTTCATAAACTCCGCTTTCGCTTCGTTATATGCCGCCTTACGCTCATCGGAAATGATTTTTGCAATCGCTGCGTGATCTCCATCCGCAATAGCTTCAATAAGCGTTTCAACTGTCTTTTCCTCGCCGATCTCCTTATATGCCGCTACAGCTTTGATATGGTTCAGCTCCTTGCGCATTGTTTCGCGCTCTTCATCTGCTAAACGCTGTGCCTCTGCCTGTTCCTCTGATGCCCGTTCCTCTGCTGTCAGCTTTGCTCTAAGCTGCTTCTTCATTTCGGCTTCGGATTTACTCAGCTTGTCATTAGCAGCTTTGTATCTGTCCTTTTCTGCCCTCTCAGCGGCAATCTGCGCCATCAGTTCTTCTACTGTTGGTGTTTCTTTTCCTGTGGGATTTTCCTCCGCCGCTGCTCTTTCAACTCCGGTCTTTGTTTCATCTTCCATGTTATTACCTCTACTTTCTGCGGTTATAGACTTCTCTGTCTTTTCGCGAAATTTGTAACGCGCTTTCTCTAGCGCATATAAAAAGCACCTATATTTCTATAAGTGCTGATTATCAAAACATCTTATTTATATTGATTTTTATGTGGTGGATCAAATAATTCTGGAATATTTATTCCCCTTCTTCTTCTAGCTCTTACAATTCCATAATTTAGTCCTAATGTTTCACACCATTGTTTCATTGTCTTTCTTTCTCCTAGGTATTCAATAAATACATTATTGCTTCTATTATTTTGTTGCACTTTCATTGTTACCCATCGGCAATTATTAGGACAATAGTTTCCATCATTATCAATCCTGTCAATCGTCAAACTATCATTGTATCCATTATTGATAGCCCAATTACAAAAAACATCAAAATCATGCCATTCTTCACATACTGTAATTCCTTTGTAGAAATAATTTTGCGGGGCATGATATCTTTTTGAACATCTGTATATCATCCCTAACCAAATACAGTAAATTCTTTTGTTACATCCTTTATTAGTGTTTTTATAATTTTCTCTTTTCCTATCGTGATTTAATTGTATTGTTTCCTCCAACAAACATCCACATGATTTTGTTGTTCCTGTTACAAGATAATTTCCTATTACTTTTTTTGAATTACCACATTCGCATTCGCATAACCATGCTGTTTTGTTATTTATTTTCTCACACTCGCATATAACAGTCAACCTACCATATTTTTTCCCTGTTAAATCTTTGAAATTATGTGCGTGTTTTTCTTTTTTTGTACATCCACATGATATTGTTCTTCCACTTTTAAGGTTCCCACCTCTCACTACCGTTTCTTTACCGCAATCGCAACGACATTTCCAAATCAAAATACCATTGTTTGTTTTTTCTTTGTCAAGTTCTATTACAGTAAGTTTTCCAAATCTCATCCCAGATAAATCTTTTCTTTTTTTTGAAGGTTTACCCGGATTTCCTTTTTCGCATCCACAAGATACAGTTCTTTTATGTGTCAAATCATATCCAAGGGCGATTTTTTTGTTCCCGCAATCACACATACATTCCCATTGCGTATTCCCTTTTTTTGTATTTTCTGCCCTTTTGGTTACTGTTAGTTTCCCAAATCTTTTACCAATCAAGCTAAGTGGTTCTGCCATAAGTGTACCTCCTTTTAAAAGTATTTAATAGTACACCTACAGTTTATCACCTCCTTTGGGTCTGCGTCAAGTGATTTTGGATATAACATCAAACTTTCACCAACAACAAAATAATCATTGATTGGCTTTACTGTTCCTCCGACTTTTAAATGCGTCTTTCGTTCCCTGTTGTCTCTCATGTCAATCCATTTCTTTTTGGTTTTTCCACTGTTCACAGCAGTCTTGAACTGCTCATAATTCGCAACTGTATTTGCCTCATTTTCAGCGATGTATCTTGCTCTATCATCTGATAGGAAATATTCATCATCTATATTTTTGTAGGTTGTATCAACTACCATAGACGAAAACAGTGAAATGTATTCGTCAAGCTGTTCGTCAATCTCCACATTGTCTTGCAATACATTTCTGTATCTTGACTTGAATGTGAAAATTATAGCCTGTATGTCTGATATATTGTATTCTCCGTAAACAGTGATCAAGGCAAAAAGGAATAAAAGCGCACCCTCAAACTCTTTTGCCATCTTGATGCGCTTTTTCTTCTCACTCTCGCTTAGCTCCATTTCTCCGAAGTACTTTTCGTAATCCATAGAGCGTGTCTTTGCACTGCTTGTTAGATTATTTAATCCATCTATCATGGGCTACCCCCTTAAATTTGGGGAATTTTCCGTCTGATCGCTGTTATCCGGTGATAGTCTGTCGCTGTCCGGTTCCTGTTCTGCGTCTGCTGTTATTGATTTCTCAAAAATGCTTTTTTGATATGCGTCAATTAGATCACGGCTATCTTCCCACACCTGATTGACATCCTCGAATGCATTCATAGCTTTCAGTGCGTGCAATCCATAGATACCATGGCTTACAGCTGTAGCAAAAAAATTGATCTTGTTTGTAAGCTCAAAATTCTTCTGACGCTTAATACTGGGCTGTACATCCATATATCTAAGTGAAAGCATTGGATTGTCTCGCTCAATAAATGGTGAGATTGCGATTGCTCTAAGAACAACCTTTAATTCCTCCATCTTTGAGCCTTCCATGATGTTCTGCTGCATATTTGCTTCAATCTCAGCAGCATCCCATCCGGTTGCCGCGTCCATTGCAATTCCAGTAGAACCGCCGCTATTGTCATTTCTCTGCGGAACGTTGCATTTCTGCAAAATTAGCGCACGTCTTGTAATGATGTTATTCAACATGCCGGAATAGTCATAATTCACGGCCAGCGCTTCAACAAATGGTGTCTTGCCGTCCTGTGTTGTAAATGTCTGCATCCACTCATTTGTCTTAGGCTTTCGAACGGTGCTTGTCTCTGTGCCATCCGCATTCTTTACAATCTCGGTTGGGAATTCTACGTCATTAGAGTGCCATATTGCTTGCGTGTTCTGCTCCACGTCATTCGTAAAATCAGATACAAGGATATTCAGATTGTCCATCTCTGAGATTTCGCGCTCAAAGCACCCCATTCTGTCATATGACCGGAACCATTCAATGATCGGTATTTTTCCAAGTAAATTTGCTTCACCGCTGCGCTGTGTATGCATCCATGTCTCTTTTTCCGGGTCTACATCTCCATTGATGATGTGTTGCATATTCAATACTTCATATACAGCGTCATTAGAGAAGCATGTGAAATACTTGTTTCCTTTATCGTCTCTGCGATATGTAACACCCAACATAGGTCTTTTGCCGATGTAATAACTTGAATACACAACAAAAGTACACATAGGGCTTAAAATATCGACATTAAAGGGGCTGTCTCCAGGTTCATATTCCGTATTCACATCAACATATGAATATCCGATACCGCATATTTCAACGTATCGCCCAAGCTCTTGCGTCTTTTTTCTGATTTCCTCTGCTTCGTAGCACTCATTCAAATAATTCACAGCCAGCGGTTCGGTATTTCCTCCGCTGTCACGTTCTCCACGCTGGACGAACGTTATAGGATTGCCCCACTTGAATGATGTGTGAAATTTTGTGATCTCATGTGCAACATTGTCTACACATTGACAATCAATATCTGACCTATATGTTTTTTTTCGCATTAGTGGCTGATCGCCTGCATCATACTTCAGCAGAAAGTCAATCCTCTTTGTATTAAACAGATGATCCGGGAAAGCGCGTCTAAGAACGTCAATAACGTTGTCTTTCGTGATTTCTTTTACATCCGTATATATTTTCCTTCTGCCAATAGTCTGCATCTCACACCTCACCAAAATCTCATACCACTTGACTGCGTTCTATCCGGGATATTGTGATATGTTGTCTTATCTTCCTCCGGAGAATACACAACAATCTTTCCGCACTTCTTACATCTATGCGTCAAATTCATTGTTCCCTCTCCGCTATATTCCATTGCTTTCAATCCGCACAATGGACAATAAATTGTTTTCGGTCTTTTCATATAATCTCCGTACACACAAAAGCCCACGCGCTTTGCATTTGCGCATGGGCTTTTTGGATTAAACTTGTTCAGAGTTTTTTCGCATTTTCATAATAGCACACTTTTTTTATGAATTGTATGAAACTTTCATAAACGATATTTACTAATTGTTTTACTCACAAGGCTCTGGTCTATATGCAATTCATCTGCGATTTCTTGTTGTGTTTTTCCATCATATGCAATAGCCCGAATGATAATTCTCTCACGGCTTGATGCAGCACTTTTGGCAATGTCATCAATCTTGTTTGACATTTCGAGTAATTCATTTTCCTGTTCGTGAAGATTATCTATCTTTTCACGTAATAATTTGCGTCTACGCTCATACTGCGCAACTGGAAAGCCCTCAATCTTAAAGCCCTGTATTCCTCCAAGCCCCCCGGAAACTTTATCAACAACAGTCCCTTCATCAACAAGCTGTTCAAGCGCATCCTCGGATTTCTTTATGCTTTGCTTTAACCGCTTGATTTCCTCTTGCATATCAATATATTGTGAAATTATGCTGTTTGGTGATCTCTTTTTCACGAAAAACCTCCTATATCGGACTAGGCATGATGATCGTCTTGTGCAATCCTATCGGATTTTCGATAAACATTTCGAGCTGCGTTATTCCATCAACCGCATCATCATGTTCATTATCTCCGATTGTCACAAATGTTGTCATTTCATCCATTGCATTCTGATATTCTTTACTTCTGTAGTACCGCTTTATTCCGTTTTTAGCATCCTGGTCCAGCTCTTCTTGTGTTGGTATTCTCGATTGTAGGAATATAAATTTGCGCTTAATATCGCCTGCGTATGCAATGATTTTTGATTTCTTTTCCATTCTGTTAGGGGCGCGTCTATGCGTACAACTGCATTTATATCCTTGTTCTTGCAACATCTTATCAACAAGTCCACAATACAGATCACCGCCTTGATTGGCCTCAAATCTTGTTTCCCTTATATCGTTTCCGACAATCTTACCTACAACAATAGGCAATGTAACTTCTTTTGGACCAGTGTTAAAAACCCAATCGAAAATATAAACGTCTCCATTCTCATATTCTGCACCAATAGGCATTGATAGACTATCGCCACCGCCCAGCGCAACATCTGTCACCGCAACAATACGATGATCTAAGTCCGGCAGAATACCGTTGAAATAGCGTAATTCATCTGTCTTGAACAGAATACCCTCACGGACATATGGCTGTTGCTGGTATTTTGCCATCCATTCGGCATTGTCCAGCTTTTCACGCATTTCTCGATAATAGGCTGTTGAAAATCCATTGATTTTGTAATTGAAATTACTTTCATCATTTTCGTTTAATGCTGGAATTTTACGGAATTTATAGCCGGGATTGCCGTCTTGACGTTTTCTAATGCGCTCCAACGGGTCCATAACGTTCCACAAAGTACCTACCATCAATTCCTTTGCGCCGTCATTCTTTCGGTCTACCATCTTGTTTAGATACTCTTGAAACGTGTTCTCCATTCTGGTAGGGCTTAAAGAATGCTCTCTATCTCGCACAAGGTCATCAATGTAAAGGTATCCGTCTTTAGAAACATCAATAGCACCCGTCCAAGTTCCATCAATACCTCGGCAAGTGATTGTTGCAAATCTATCTGGATCGCCAAGAGTGATCGTAAATTCGTCCGCACTCTTGTCTGTTGGGAATGACGCTCTTTTTTTGTATTTCGGATGAATATAGTCAAAAATTGTCTTGAAATTATATTCTGGAGTAGTTATTAGATTTAACAATTCTTTGTAAAATCCCTTTGCAAGTATTCCAGAATGTCCACCCATTGCGCTATGGCTATTTGGACGCTTACAGGCTATCCATGCAAGAAAAAAAATACATACAGTTGACTTTCCAACTCTACTAGGCATTGATAAACCATAGAATTTGTATGTATTATCTTCTAGCGCTTGCAAATCGTCAACAACGGTTTTCAACGTATCCCGTCTGGGTTCATAAAATCGTTTCGATGGTTCCCTGTCTTTCTCCATGTAGAAGATAAAGCTCTCAAACAGATACGGACATTCGAAAAGAACTGTATCCCAGTAAAGGTCCATGTATTCCTCTCCAAATGTGTCATAATACATCACTTGTGCAGTCTGCTTGACAAATTTCGACCATTTAAGGCAGTATTCTTTTTCTTCCGGGTAATCTTTCATTATCCCGGAGCACATTTCCATTATTCCGGATAGCTTATCGTAATTCGCGCCATCATTTGCAATAATATCCCTCAATAAGATGATTGTCTGCTTATATTCATTCAGTCCAATTTTTGCCATACAAAAAGCACCTCCGCAGAAACGCAGAGATGCTTTGCGTTCTGCCCATAACTTTTAGGGTTAGCGACTTGATCATTTTTCAAGCCGGTACGTTTTAATAATTTCAAATATATCCGAATCTTCTGCAAGCCCAAGAACATCACGTACCACTCCGAAACATACTTCATAGTCATTTTCGCTTGTGCATTGACTATCTTTATTGTAGCGGCATGAAGAAAAATGGCATTCTCGATTATCCATCATTCTTCACGCTTTCAGTATACTTCTTCATGATATACTCATTCTCTTTCGACAATGCATTATATCTTTCTTCAATCCATCTTATCAGCTTGCTCTGTTCCTTAATTTTTTCCTTTAATTCATCAACTGTAAAATTTTTCTCTGAATTTTTTGAACGATACTCCTCGATCATATCAAAGATTTCATTTTTACGTGTGATCTCTGTTGGAGTTGAGTATTCGCAATTTTCAAAAAGCTTTCCATGATACTCTAAATACCACTTCGCCTTTTGAATATCCTGTTCAGCATTATCGCCTTTCAGTCCGGCACGATAGCAATATTTATAAGCATTCATCAAGCAAAAAATTCTTGTGTTGTAATTTCCATACTTATCCAGCATTTCATCAATGCATTCCTTGTGCCCCGGCTTATTGTAATGCGTAGGGTGATTTACGGCATCATTCATCTTTTTTCACTCCTTCGATATATTTGATTGAAAAACCTTGCGAAATTGCATTGGCAAGTGCCTGAACCAACTGTTCGTCATTTGTATAATCGTTATACCCAAGATGTAAGAATATTCCATGCACCATTTCGTGGCAAATAGCTTCATTCTTCATATCTTCCGTCATATCTGCGTTGATTTTGATTGTGCAGTTCTTGTAATCAATCTGCCCCATATGCAAGTCAATGTCAAAATTGTCTTTGCATTCTTCAATCTTGTGTGGAACACCGCAGATGTTTACTGATCTACTCATTTCATTCTTCTCCTGTTATCAATTCGCTGTACGGCAATGTTTCAATCCATTTGCAAAACGTTCTCCATTCGTCAAGCTTGTGGTTTTTTCTGCTGTTGTAGATATTCGCCAATACCTCATAATTCATACAGACAGTTCTACGATAATTGTAGGACATTGGTAACAACTGTATCATCTGCCACCAATACTTTTTATCCTTAGTTTCAAGATATTTTTCCCTACATATATTCAACATCTTAATGATGTATTTTAGGATATTTTCAGGAAACGCAAAGTCACATTGCGCTACATAAAATCCGCATAATTCGTTTGAATTTGAACTCCTCATTAAATGTTCGTGACTAAAATCATCAAGTGTAAATTCCTTTGTGTGAATTTTATGCATTGTAGATGTGCTATTCTCTGTAACGCCAATTCGATATGTCGAAAACTCCTTAAACCAATAATCAGGTGCTATTATGTCAACATATACTATAATCATTCGCATAAACTTTCTATGGTCGGTTCCTGCTTTTGATAACTTTTTCATTAATTCTAAGTCATTCGTACCTATCTTGAAATATGCCCTACTATATTCAATTCCGTCTTCATCGTACCCATCTTGAAATACAATACCACTATCACTCTTATCCCAACTATTCATTGGGTTTCGCATTCCACGGATAGCAGCTTCAAACCCTACAATTTCAACATTTTCAATTTTGATCATAGTTCTTTTTCCATCCTCCTAACTAGTCTTTCCTGTTTTGCGTCAATCCAGTCTTGAATACGCTTATCCGAAATTCCGCAAACCTGTTTCACAATCTCAATGCAGATGAGTACGTCAGCCACTTCCTCTGCAACGTGGTTAATATCACTTTTTCCTCGAATTTCCTTGCTGATAGCCTGGGTCAATTCACTGCATTCTTCCATGCTTGTAACAAGCTGAATGCACTTTCCATAATTCTTAATGGACTTTTCAACAATCTGCTCATTCACTTTAATCATTTTTTCCACCTCATATCTTTCTAGCAAGCATATCAATGATATTTGCGCTCATAAAATGTGAAACACTCAAATGTATTGTGTCCTTATAGTTTCCGCATTTATTGAATTTCGTCGAAAAATACTTATGCATCATCTTCAAATATGCGTCTTTATTCTGCGTAAAGCCACAAGCAACGACTGTTTCCGGCGGGTCCATGTATTCGTCAACAATGTTTCTGTATGCGTGATCTGATAGCAGTCTATGCCTTGTTCCGAACTCCTCGTAATAATGCCGATAGAATATCGCGATTATATCAATCAAATCCTCTGCATATTCACAGGTCCCGTAGGTCTGGCTCATGTGTTTTGCAATAACAGGTCTGATATGCTCGATCAATTCCTCCTCGCTGTAATCAGGCGAAATATACCGGCTTTGATTTTCACCGCATCCTCGCTCCACCTCTGGTGGACGAGTATATATATTCTGTACCCATAGACCTTTATGGTCTATGGTATATATATCTTTAGTATCTTTGTTATCTATATTTCTTTCATTAGTATTTGATCTATCTTTAATTTCTTTCTTAGTATTTAATTCATCTTTATTTTGTTTATTAGTATTTAATTGTCGGACGTTTTCTACCGGTAGAAATTCAAGAGGTTGATTTTCTACCCCTTGTTTTTCTACCTCTTGAATTTCTGCATCTTGCGGAAATTCAAAGATATCGTAGACATATTCATAACGCCCGCTGGCTGTCTGATCTGGGTTCTTTTTCGTGATCTTCATGTAGCCGAATGACTTTAATTCGCTCAGTGTTGACTTAACCGCCGTTTCGCTCTCTTTGCAGATTGAGCACAATCCGGCAATCGAATAATCCCAATCATCAGGAAGAGAAAGCATAACAGATAGCAGTCCCTTTGCCTTTAGGCTCAATTCTTTGTTGCGCAAGTGATGATTGCTCATCACTGTGTAATTCCGGCTCTTGTTTACTCTTATAACAGCCATATTCATACCTCCGTGCTGATATTTTCCGTGAAATATAAAAACAGCGGACAGGCAATCACGGTATTGCTTTTCGGTAGCTATCCTATTCCGCTGGTTTTACCAAAATTATAATGTGCTCTGATCTATGAATGATACTCCAAAGATAGAAAACTGATTTTCATAAAGCTCCTTTTTCCACTTAATGAATGTTACGTGACTAATTCCAAGCGCTTTAGCAGCCTGGGCTACTGAAAGTCCCCCAACACGATATTTATTCCATACTTCCTCGAATTTATCGGCAGATACCTTTTTGCCATGATAATAATTCGGGTGCCCTTTCTGTGTTTTTCCTGGCATAATAAACCTCCGTCAAAATATGTCATCTTCCATGTTCACAATTACTTCATGCCCACAATACGGGCATCTGATAACCTGTCTGCCAAGAAATGTTCTGCTCCAGCGCACTTCGCTACGATCATACGATATATTCAGCAAGCACTCTCGGCATTTCTCTGTAAAAACATTCTTTTCGTTTGTTTCTTCCTCGAAACTTGTCATAAGCAACCTCTAAAACAACTAAAAACAAATTTAAAACAATTAAAAAACAACCAAAGCCAATTATCCGACTTGAACGGATATCACGCACATACATGCACGCCGATCTATCATTGATCTAAATTGGCATGAGCGCTCTTATAAACTGCATGAAACTTCAGAGCGCGTTTTGCATTTCCGCAGGACTATTTGCGATCACCTGCATGTTGTATCTAAAACGCAAAAAAGTTTTTCGGTGCTACTTAACGCAAAATATGTTTCGCACTTTCAACAGATTACCTCTTCACCCGCATACACGGACATTGAGGAAAATGCTATGTATTCCCAGCTTTATTCCATAGCCACGCACAATAGCCCCATTAGATATGACGTTCTTTAACCTGTTTTCGTCTGCCATGCGTTTAAGATGTTTCCCCGTTAAGTGCCAAGGTGGAAAGACGCTTAACAGGGCTTTATTTAATTCAACGTGTCAGGGACATCTTGAACACGTCTATCCGGTAATGAACCGGACGCATTGGCATTGACAGATTCGAACTGCCCACCAACGGCTTATAAGGCCGTCACTCTAACCATCTGAGTTAAATGCCATTGTCCGGCTATACGGTCAATATCCCACATCCCTCGGGAATAAAGGCTTGATTTTCGCGTTCGCCACACACAACACGCGCATTGCCATCAACGATATTTTTTATTGAGTGCAAGCTGCAGGAACATCCGGATGTTCCTAATGCCTGGGCGCGGAGTTGAACCGCGCTTTGGGTACGGGGAAAACTTATTCGGGGGTCAAGGAGATTTCCGTTCCAGGCTTAATTGTCCAAACCGGACTTGAACCGGTATCCGCTTGTGCATCGTGGGATAGGTGCGCAAACATGCCCGTACACCATGGACAACGTATGTATAAAAGGAGTAAAACAAATGGTTGCCAACAATCGGCAGCTGGCTATCCGGAGTCGAACCGGAAGATGTACCAAGAAATACATAGCCATTATTTGGTTCCAATCAGAACCGACTTACGAAACATAATTGCAAACAAAAATATCCACCATTTGCCAAACGAAAGAGCTAAACACGTCAAGCATATATACATGACGCAGTTTTCAAAAGCTGCCACTTCATCAATTCGCATCCAGATCACCATACATCCGTCAGATAGTCAACTATATTTTCTGCAAGCTCGTCCGGGCTGTTAGAACAATCATAATTATTCTCAATCGCAGTTGATAAGCGATCAGTAAATGTTTTTCTGATCTCCGGTAATCGCTCCAGCAGATGCCCAAGGAGCTGCATTGCTTCCTCGCCGTCACATGGATAAAAGTGTACGTGTATATCACTACAATCCATGATTGCATCCGGCAATTCTTTCACACCATTTTCAGAGGCACAAACCGTCAAATCTATCCTCGATTTTTGGTTTAAATCTCGCTGGTAGGAAATATGTTCAACACCTGTGATTTTCTCGCAGTTGATATATACGTCACCGTCAGATATTTCAATTTTGCTCATTTCGCTTTCTCCACAACTATGTCTATGATACAAATTTTAACCTTGCGTGTAGTATAGACTGTGGGCAATATTGAATTTTATGAATTTCTGTTAGATTTTTCTGAAAATCTGAATTGCAGATTGATTGTTAAACGCAGAATGCCTGTAATTTGCATTCTAAAGCCCAACAGAGGACTTTTGTGTATGCAGACAATAATTTGCCTATCACAAATGCAAAAGTGCCTTAAACGGGCTTAAAATGCGAAATAGGGGCTTTTTTGAATTTTTTAAAATTTTCAAGGGGCTACATGGATTGACAAAATGTAATTGCACAATGGACAAGCAATCTCATAATGCCTCTATTTTCCACGTACAAGCCCTAGAATACGCTTTTGGTGTCTTAGGTGAATATTTCCTCACCCAAAATGCAAAGTGGTCTAAAATCGGCTCTAAATTGATTTTAGGGCATATTCGATTATTTAGAAGTCAGCGAAACCTCAGAAGATCAGATGCGAACAGGCTGGTATTAAAGGATTTTTAAATAACCGAATACAGATCAAGGCTGTATTAAAGATAATCGCAGAATGTTTAAATAACTCCTAGACGTATATATAATATACACCTATCAGATGCGTATTGAATATATCTCTAGTAAACTCTATTGATATAACTAGGATAGATATGTATTGAGTAGATATGGTTATATAATATTTAACTATGTGTTTGAAATTTATATAAATATATATTAGGACTATTGGATTTAATTATATTTAAGTGGATTATTTATAATTATACCTGTGTATATTTTATTGATTATTACTAAGTGTATTTTTATTCTATTTTGTGCTATTGAGTATTAAATGGATTTTTATTAAGTGGATTTTTTATTTTTTTGTTACTCGAGGGGCTTAACAGGGGCACGGCTCTACGTTCATAGAAACCCCCACCCACCAATAGAGGCATCAGGACCACACCGGGACCAGATGCGGAACTACAGCACGTAGCCAATCGAACACACGTTAACTATTCGTTAAACAAAACTTTAACGAATAGTTGGGTTGACAACATGCACAACAAAAGCGTGTTTATATGTGCATAATACACAAAAAGCCCCAAAAACGGGGCTTTTATGCATAAAATCATTTTTATTCATCCGGCATTTCCGGCAATTCTGGACGTTTCCCGTTGTACTCCAACATGATCTCCTG